GTCCTCATCAAAACCAACCACCGATAAATCAAAACCAATCTTATCCAATGCACTGAGTTCAAGTTTTAATAAATCCTCATCCCATCCGGCATTGAGTGCCAGCTTATTATCAGCAATAACATACGCCCGGCGCTGTGCCTCACTCAAATGATCCAGCACAATACACGGCACCTCATCCATTTGCAGTTTTGTAGCTGCTGCAAATCTGCCATGCCCGGCAATGATCTGGCGCTCGCCATCAATCAACAGCGGATTAGTAAAACCAAACTCGCCAATCGATGCGGCCAATTGATTAACCTGGCTATCACTATGCGTGCGAGTGTTAAACTCATAACCTTGCAACTCTTTAATTTTTACATATTCAATATTCATATAACTCTTTGATTTAACTCACATTTACTGAAACGAAACCCATATATATTTGCTGAAACTAAAAAAATAGTGAGCTTGCGAATTACCCTCAGTGCATCCGCGTCAGGAGTACCTTTTTTATTCTGACTGGTCATCGAGCTGTTGATAATGCTTTCTCTAAACTTTTATTCAAATTCTTTTTAAATTTAGAATTAACAACACCCTTACCGATCTTGTAGAAAGGGAATCGTTTGCGATAGCTAACCACTGGCTCAAACCCAACCATTAACTTAATACCTCTGTTACGCTTGCCACCAGTCCTTTCCCACACACCATCAATGTTCTTAATCTTGCCAATGAATTGATTTTTATTCTTAATAAAGCCTTTGCGCCTACCAGGAATATTACCAAACTTATTCAGCTTTGCGTGCTTGTACGGCACACCAATGCGACCAGTACGCTTACCACCCTCGACTTGATACTTGAGATACTTAGCCTGTATTGGTTTAATAAACACACTGGCTTCTTGATTGTTTTTGTTTGACCATTTAATTTTAAAAGCATTTTGAGTAAAGCTTGTTGGTCGGTCGAGCTTCTTGGATGTTTGTGCTTTCTCTGCTTTCATTACATCTTTGGCCGTGTTGTTAATGCCTAATGATATTGCAAACGGTAATTGCTTTTTCTCAATTCGAGTAAGCGTTTTATTTAATTCCTTGATATTATCTTTAACGATTAAATCCAACATAATTTAACTTCCATAATATTATTTTAACTTCCATTTACCAAACGGATTGCGACCGTTGAATTTAATCTCATACACCTTTTGCCATTTAAAGCACGTTGTGTACGACACATCCAACTGATTGGCCGCATCCCTAATTGTTGATCCTTGCTCTGCTTTACGCGCCAAGAACAACGCCACTGGCTCACCAATGCGAACCTCTACACGTTGTTGTAGTTTCATAGCGTGTAATAATTACCACGATCACCCTCTACAAACTTAACCTCAACACCGGCCTTGCGTAACACATCCACCACTGCACCTAAGTTCTTGATGTTGTATTGCTCACGCGCGTAAGGCGGTGTGATGTTTTTGCCCTGCTCTAAATGTTGACGCACCACATAAGCCTGCGACCCCTCACGAAAGTAATTCGTAAAGCGTTTATTATCACGCGAGCATTTATACATATACACCATTCCACCGCCAATCACCGCACCACTTGCTAATATTATTAATTCCATACTTAATCCCCTAAAAAAATATACAACATGATTGCGGTATATAACCCAATCAAACCAATAACAAACTCAATTGCTTCCATTTACTTCCCCTTTTAACTGATCAACCAATTGCCTAATCACATCCAAGTGATGCTCGCAATCTCTATTGTCTTTATTACCAATCGCAAACAACAAATAATCCACCTGCTGCTTAATCGCGTTTGCCGCCTTTAAGCATTGATTCGCACTGTGATACCTCATGCCACTTTCCTATTTTTAAAATAGTCCAGCACCTCGCGTTGGTGTTCGAGTATCGCCCCATGCCCTGCTTTTTCAAACGGTGACATGTGAAAATCAATCATCTTTTTGCATTCGCAATAAGTCCAACCGCGTGTTGATTCCATGTAACGCATAAACATCACATGAATGTGTTGTGGCACTTTGTTAAACGCATGATCAGCAAAGAATCTAAACCGCGCATGATCATCCGCATCGTTCCACAGCCTTAAATAATCTTTGGATTTTTCTTCTTTAACCTCTATCACCACCACTGGTGCAACATTGATTTTTAAAATGCAATTAATAAATTGGTCTATTGTTGGTGGAAAACCCTTGCCATTAACGTCTGCCCATAAATCACAAGCGGATTTAATATTGTCCTCATTCAGTCTGTCTGCATCTACTTTTTTGCCGAGTTCCTCTGCCCATATCAATGTTTGTTTGGCTTGGTGTTTTTCATCGTTCTTATAATTCGGCACAAATCTAACTGTTAAATAACCCAATATCAAGGTCGCCGTTTTTTTGTATATTTCATTCATCAGTTTAATAATCCTCTGTTCAGTTGTTCAAGTCCCGTTCCAAATGACAACCCAGTATCAGCATCAATCCCTTGCGCTGCTAATTCAGCACGCCGGATCAATGTCATTGGTTGGTTGTTTTTCCTTTCGTTTTCTCTTGTTTCCCACGTCCTAATCGCTGATTGCCAACACTTCATTTTATTTTTTCCAACATACCAACCCTTTGATTGATAAAAATCAACGAATGATTGTGCATTAACCGAATTTTTACGATCATTGCAATAAGCTCGAACATCATCAATAGTGGGTGGATTAAATCGTTTACCCCCCTTTTTAGTTCTATTGGTTATGTTCTTGGTTAGTTCTTTGCCCGTTACCGTTTTGGTAACCCCCATGCCCGTTACCGTTTTGGTAACCGTTGGAGTTACCGTTTTGGTAACCGTTACTGAATTGGTAACGGTTACCAAATTGGGCGCTGTTATTTGATAGCGCGTTGATTTTGAAAATCCACCCTTACCAGTCTTGGTCAACCATCCTAAATCAACTAATTCTGAGGTTGTTTGTGATATTCGAGTGACTGGCATACCACATCGACCTGATAACTTTTCACGGCTTGGCCACACAGTGTTGGTGTTCTTGCCTCTGAATGATAACAAGGCGATTAATACTTTGATTTGTCTTTTGGTGAGTCTTTGATCTTGGATAACCTCGATTGGAGTGATTGCGAATATATCTTGACTCATCGTTGCAATTCCTCTTGATCCTTAGTTATGTCTTTAAATCCATAACAATCTGATCCAAATTGCGGTTCAAATTCTTGTCTGTCTTGATTACGCACTCTTGGATCCGGTGCATTGATTTTATGCCGACCACAAATTCTGGCCAATTCGCACTTGCTGGTACATATTGCAAACATATTCCCCCTATGTGTATTTTTTGTATAGAATTAACAAACTAAACAAAAGGTTTATAAAAAATGTTATCGATTAAAAATATCCGCCCAAATATCTTCGCGTTTGATTGCACCATTACTCAGTTTTTCAATCTGCAAACATCGCTTAATTGGAATACCTCGCCTTTTCCATTGAGAGATGGCCATTTGCGTTACACCGAGCAAATCTGCCAACTCTTTTTGCGAGCCAAAATACTTAATCACTTTTTCCATGCGCCTAATTATAAACATAAAAGTTTATAATAAATACATAAATTAATTTATGCCTAAATTGAATAAAAAAATTGCTGAAATTGTCGCAAAAGAATTAAAAACCAAAGGAATTAAAAAGGTTGAATTTGCACGTTTAATCAATGTATCGCCTCAATCTTTAAATAATTGGTTTAACCGTACTGGGATACCAAATTCTCAATTAAGTAATATCGCAAAAGCAATCAATGTACCAATTGATTATTTACTTACTGGCGACAACAAAATGCCCAACAATACTGTGAGCTTTGAATTATTAAACATCAAGGATTACAAGGGCAGTGATCTCGCTAAGTTTGATAATATTCACGATGTCTTTACCGTGGATCGCGAATGGTTTATTGATGTCTTTAAAAAACAACCAACACCCACCATGAAGATTGTATTTGCCCAATGCGAATCAATGCAGCCGACTTTTACACAAGGCGATTTTCTACTGGTTGATACGGACGACACCAACATCAACGATGGTGTTTATATCTTTAAAGTTGATGATCGATTGTTTATTAAACGCTTGCAAATAATGCCGGGCAAAATATTAGTTATTAGTGATAACAAAAAATACGAGTCATTTAACCTACCCAGCGATGCAGTCATAATCGCAAAAGTAATTGACTTATGGAAACATGACACACCATAGGAGTCAATATGTATCAGTATAAAGGTGATAAAAAAAATGAAATTATGTTCCATGTTAAAATCTAAAATTTTGCTTTTTAAGCATTTTTAAGCCTTAAAAACCCATCTAAACCGCCTTTATTGGCGGTTTTTTATCACTATTCTACGCCCATTCTTATTATTATCTAAATTTTTTTGTTTATTTCTT